CAAATGCTTTCTATCTTCAGAATGGTGTTTAGTTTTAGGCGCTATTGTGCTTACAACTATCCTGGTGAACTTTATCTCTCTGGTACTCCTCTTAATGAGGCAATTGTGTCACTTCATAAAATTATTCCTGCTTTTAAGAAAATGCATGGTCTGCAAAAGACTCATGTATTTGTTCTGACTGATGGTGAAGCAAATGCAATGATGGTTGCTAGAACAAATGCATATGGTGGACATGGTGGTAGGTATCCCATTGCACAACAATCTTATCTCAGGAATAGGAAAACTGGATTCACTTATCAATTCAAGCATGAGTATTACAAATTTACTCAAGTCCTTTTGGAAAATCTAAAGCAAGAGAACAAAGATGTTAATTTTATTGGTATTCGTCTTTGTGGTCCTAGAAGCATGAATGATTTCATTAGAAGGTATGAATATATCAGTGATGATATAAACAAAAAAATCAAAAAAGATAAATTCTATGACATCAAAAACACTGGATACACATCCTACTTTGCAATGCAAACCTCTGCACTAAACAATCAAGCAGAATTTGAAGTTGAAGAAGGTGCATCCAAAGCAAAGATCAAATCTGCCTTTGTCAAGAATTTGAAGACCAAGGCACTAAATAAGAAAGTTCTGAGCCAGTTCATGGATCTGGTCTGCTGACCAGTCCTAGCACTGACCACAAAGGGGTCCAGGACCCCTCTCCATCCTTTATAATTAACCTGTTGAACAAAACCACTATGGCACTCTCCACTGAATACATCCTGTCTTCCATCTCAAATCTATATGGTGAAGAAGTAGTTGCTGCTGATGTTCGTGCATGGTGTGCTATGAATGGCACCACCTATCAGACTGTCACTAAGAAACTTGATGATTATAAAGTTGGTCGTGGTAAGTGGAACCTGACTGTCAAAGAGAAACTTGAGCAGTCTTATGAAGCACCTGCTGCTGCTCCTGCTATTGAACAAAACCTTATCCCCCAGAAAGATGATACCTTCGTCCAGTTTGGCAATTTCACTGATGTTAAAAAAATTGTTAAGTCCAATCTTTTCTACCCTGTCTTCATTACAGGACTTTCTGGTAATGGTAAAACACTTTGTGTTGAGCAAGCTTGTGCTCAACTCAAGAGGGAACTGATTCGTGTTAACATTACAATTGAAACTGATGAAGATGACCTTATTGGTGGTTTCCGCCTTGTTAATGGTGAAACCGTCTGGCACAATGGCCCAGTCATTGAAGCACTCCAACGAGGTGCAGTCCTGCTCCTTGATGAGATTGACCTCGCCTCAAACAAAATCCTCTGTCTTCAATCTATTCTTGAAGGAAAAGGGATTTTCCTCAAGAAAACTGGCCAGTTCATTGCGCCCACAAAGGGTTTCCAAGTATTCGCAACCGCCAATACTAAAGGAAAGGGTTCAGATGATGGACGATTCATTGGAACTAATGTGCTCAATGAAGCATTCCTTGAAAGGTTCCCAGTAACCTTTGAACAGTCTTACCCTGCTCCTGCAACAGAGCAGAAAATCCTTGAAGGTATTGCACTTGATTTGGGTATTGAAGATCGTGCCTTCTGTAAGCACCTGGTTGATTGGGCAGACATCATTCGTAAGACATTCTATGATGGTGGTATTGAGGAAGTAATCAGCACACGTCGTCTGGTTCATATCATCAATGCTTACAGTATCTTTAACAACAAAGAGAAAGCAATTCAGGTCTGCATTAATCGTTTTGATGATGAGACCAAAGCATCCTTTATTGAACTCTATGATAAAGTTGATGCTGACTTCCAAATGATTGACACTGAAGAAACTGCTTGATATAATTAATGATAAATGCCTGGTCGCTTTTACATGATGAACTTTATGGAGATGAATCTATGACTATTGAATCAGCAACTAGTAAAGATTACAATGATTTTTGGGAAGGAGATGGACATAGTATGATTGGTAATCATCTATTAGGTGGCATGTCTGATGATACAATTTGCTTCTCAGGCAGTGGTATCAATGCTGCTGATACAGTTCCAATTGATTACTTCAATGGTGCTGGAAATGATCACATTATACTTGGTGGTGGAACAGATACAACCACTAACAAATTGAATACAATGTATAAGTATAATGAGGAAGAAATCCTCAAAGAGTTGAAAGATTATATTATTAGAACTTACAATCAGCACTATTCTGCTGGTGATGATAAGATTCAAACTCTTGATCTTATTGAAGCTTGTGGTGATGGTGAAGCATTTTGCAGATCCAACATTCTCAAGTATGCCTCTCGTTATGATAAGAAAGGCACTGCAAGACGTGACATCATGAAGATCTTGCATTATGCTGTGCTTCTGATGCACTTCAATGACAAAAATTCTCAAAAAGAAACTTACCCTCAGTGATGAAAACCATTAACAATATGAAACTGTCTGAAACTACTGTCAATCTTCTCAAGAACTTCTCTTCTATTAATCAGTCTATTCTGTTCAAAGAGGGTAACAAACTGCGTTCTATCTCAGTGATGAAGAACATTCTGGCTGAGGCAACTGTTGAAGAATCCTTCCCCAAAGACTTTGGTATCTATGACCTGAACCAGTTCTTGAATGGTCTCTCACTTCATGCAAGTCCTGAACTTGATTTCAAGAGTAATGACTTTGTTATGATTAGGGAAGGCAAGATGCGTTCTAAGTATTTCTTTGCTGATCCTACAGTTATTGTTGCACCTCCTGAGAAAGAAATTTCTCTTCCTACAGAGGACATCTGTTTTGAACTTACTAGTCAGCAACTTGAGAAACTAAAGAAAGCAGCATCTATCTATCAACTGCCTGATATTTCTGCCATTGGTGAAGCAGGTGTAATCAAACTGGTTGCACGTGATAAGAAGAATGATACCTCCAATGACTTCTCAATTGTTGTTGGTGAGACTGATGCAGAGTTTATCTTTAACTTTAAGGAAGAAAACTTGAAAATTGTCCCTGGTTCTTATGATGTCGTTGTTTCTCAAAAACTTCTTTCAAGGTTTACTAACCAAAACATTGATGTCACATACTTCATTGCCTTGGAACCAGACTCCACCTTTGGTTAAGAAAGACTATGATGGACCACTTTATGCTCCTTGGCATAAGGTGGTTGCAGGAAGAATGAAAAGAAAATGAAACACATTCTCTTTACCCTGAAAGGTTGTCCTTATGATAAACTAGATGATGAGGCACTAATTCGTGCAACTCTAATTGGTGCTGCTGTTCTGTGTGAGAGCACATTGTTAAATGTATCATCTCACAAGTTCAGTCCTCATGGTGTTACTGCTATTGCTCTCCTTGCTGAGAGTCATATTAGTATTCACACTTGGCCTGAGAATGGTGTAGCAGTATGTGATGTTTTTACTTGTGGGGATCATACAAACCCAAGGTCTGGTGCTACTTACATGTATGAAACACTTGGAGCAACTGACATTGACTCTAAGATTATTGATAGAACAATTGAATGATTAATTATGAGTCGTAGTGAATTTGTTTGGGTTGAAAAATACAGACCCAAGAAAATTGAAGATTGTATTCTTCCTGAAAATACTAAAAAAACCTTCCTTGACTTCCTAGATAAGGGGGAGGTTCCTAATCTTCTTTTGTCTGGACCTCCTGGATGTGGTAAGACCACTGTTGCAAAAGCATTGTGTGAACAATTAGGAGCAGACTACTATGTCATCAATGGATCAGATGAAGGGAGATTCCTGGATACTGTCAGAAACAATGCGAAGAATTTCGCTTCGACCGTCTCACTTTCGTCAAGTTCTAAACACAAAGTCATTATCATTGACGAAGCTGACAACACAACCCCAGATGTTCAACTCTGCTTACGGGCTTTTACTGAGGAGTTCATTGGCAATTGCAGATTCATCTTCACCTGCAACTACAAAAACAAAATCATCCAACCACTCCACAGCAGATGCTCAGTCATTGACTTCTCCCTTAAAGGAAAAGAAAGACAAATACTTGCTGGAAACTTCTTCAAGAGACTCCAAGAAATCTTGGATACAGAAAGTATTGAATATGATAACAAGGTCTTGGTAGAACTTATTCAGAAACACTTTCCTGATTGGAGACGTGTTCTAAATGAGTGTCAAAGATATGCATCAAGTGGTAGTATTGACTCAGGTATTCTTGCTAATTTTGCTAATGTTAAAACAGATGATCTCTTCAGGTGTCTCAAGAGTAAAGACTTTCCTAAGGTCAGAAAGTGGGTGGTGGACAATCTGGATAATGATCCTACTGTACTTCTTAGGTCTGTTTACGATGCTTGTTATGCATCCTTGGAAGGTGCTGGGATTGCTGCTGCTGTGCTTATTATTGCTAAGTATCAGTATCAAAGTGGATTTGTCGCAGACCAGGAAATAAATATGCTTGCCTGTCTCACTGAAATTATGGTGGAGTGTGAATTCAAGTGAATAAAAATGAAAGAGAAGAACTAATGTATGATGTGGCAGTTGCCATGTTAAAACAGATGTCACCTGGTAGTGTATTTCAGTTTGCTGTAGACAGACAACTACAACTTATGGAACTCTATGATGATGATA